GTTCGTTGCCCTGCTGCACGGCCTTTACGGTGGGGTGCGACAGCCCAGATTTCTGTGCGACAACGGTCAGCCTGCGATCTTGCAGGGCGTCCCGTATGGTCTCAAGGGGTATCATATCGTCCATTGTGGTCTCCAATTTTGCATTATTACAAAAAAGAGCTTTACATGCTGCAAAGCATTTAGTAAAGATCGGCGTGTAGAAAAAGTGAATGTGAAAAAATGGAGAACGAAATGGACAATATCAATGTCGATAATTTGGCCTCTGATTGGCTGGATATCAAAGCTCAAGAGAAGGCGCTCACCGCAAAGCGCCACGCGATTGAGGAGCAGCTTAACGCTGCACTGGAAGCCAAAGATGAAGGCTCCATATCCCACAAAACTGAAGGCCATAAGATTACGCTGACACAGCCTGTCAGCCGTAAAGTTGACGCCATCGTGTGGGAAAAAGTATCGAAAAAAATACCCGCACATTTGCAGCCAGTCAAACACACCGTCAGCGCGGATGCCGCTGGCTGTCGTTACTTGCTGGCTAATGAGCCGAAACTGTGGGCCAAGATCGCGCCTGCCTTTGAAACTAAAGCTGGCAAAATCGGCGTCAAGATTGAGGTGCTTTGATGCGCCTGACTGATGTCGAGCTTGAGGTGCTGATCGCTGCTTTGGCCTCCGTCACTGTGATGGACGGCCAAAGTAAAAGCCCAGACCAGATCAGGTTAGAGCGTAAATTAAATCGGTGGCGCGACCACCCAGACTTGGAGTTTGCAGAATGAACCGCAGCATAGATGAAATTTTGGACGAGGTATTTAGCCTTGTTTTTGGGAGGGACTGGTAATGTTTAAAATTGAGAAGGGGGTGCCAATGACGGCACCCTCGCGGGACAGATCGGGCAAGTGGAAAGACTTGCTGGGTAAAATGGACGTTGGAGACAGCGTTGTGGTTGATGAGCAGTCGCAGGCCACCAGTATCAGAAATACAGCCAAGCGCATGGGTCTGCTGGTGCGTTGTCAGCAGCAGGACGATGGCAGCTTCAGAGCATGGAGGATTGAGTAATGGCGATTGATCTAAAAACACTGAGCAAGCCAAGCGGCCAGCGTCCGATTATAGCAACCCTCTTTGGTGAGGGCGGCATGGGGAAGACTACACTGGCTAGTATGTGGCCTAGCCCGGTGTTTATTCGCACAGAGGACGGCACAGCCAGTCTGGCAGGGAATGACAACGTAAGCCTGTTTCCGCTTGCCACGTCTACACAGGACGTGCTGGACGCTATTGAGGCGCTTGCCACACAGAAGCACGACCACAAAACCTTGGTGATTGACTCGATCACCCAGCTTGCGACGATGGTTGAAGCTGAGATTGTCGCGGCTGACCCCAAGGCTCGGTCGATTAATCAAGCTGGTGGCGGTTACGGCGCTGGCTACAGCGCAGCCGCTGAGAAGCATCGCCAAATCAGAGACTGGGCGGGATCACTCGCGTACGATCATGGACTCAACATAGTCTTCATCGGTCACGCAGATACTGAGATGCTCGACCTACCAGATCAAGAAAGCTACGCACGATACACCGTGCGTATGCATAAAAAGTCGATCCCTCACTACACTGACAATGTCGATATGGTGGGCATGATCAGGCTGAAGACATTTGTTCGTGGCGGTGACGGCGACAAGAAACGTGCGATCTCGACGGGTGAGCGAGAAATCATCTGCCACCCACAGGCGTCGAGCGTAACAAAAAATCGGTTTAACATCAGTGAGCCTCTGGCCTTCACGTTTGACCGCAACCCATTTGCAGATTTTGTAGCAGAGTAGAGAAGGAAAACTCACATGGAACTGAACGGATTTAACGCAGCGGCTATTGAACCAGCCGCAACATATGAGCCGCTACCAGCGGGGAACTATTCGGCAGTGATTGTCGAAAGCGAGGAAAAGCCGACTAAGGCGATGACTGGCTCTTATCTTCAGCTTGGGCTGGAGATTGTTGAGGGCCAGTATGCTGGACGCAAATTGATAGATCGGTTGAATTTAAACAACCCCAATCAAATTGCAGTTGACATAGCACAGCGCACTCTGTCGGCCATCTGTCACGCCATAGGCGTTATGACACCACGCGACAGCAGCGAGTTGCACGACAAGCCTCTGGTGGTGAAGGTGGCAGTTAAGGCCGCAGATGGACAGTACAGCGCCAGCAATGAGATTAAGGGGTACTCAAGTGCCAAAACCAATGGTGCTGCTACAGCGGCCCCTGCGGCGGCTCCAGCGGCGGCGGCAGCGCCACCTTGGAAGCGATAATCTATTTTGCGATGGGGCGGCTTTTGCTGCCCCATTTTACAAATAGAGAGGAGAGGGAAAATGAAAAAATTACTGGAATGGTTGAAGTCTTTATTTCGCAATCCTGTTGAGGAGGTCATTAAGAAGCGCAAACGGCGCAGCGCCGATCATTATGGGGCGCATTATTATTTGGGTGATTTGCTCGACGGATTGGACAGTGCATTTGATTGTCTACCGCTTTTTAAAAAAACTGACCCAGAACATTATAAAGTGTTTAGCCGTATTGGCTGCTCTGTGATGTCTAAAGATGCAATTTTTAGCGCAGAGCGCACTGCTAATTTTAAAAAACTTCCAGCATTTGGATGTTTCCATTTGCCGAACAGATGTGGTTCATTTGCAATGGACGATAAAACAAAACAAATGAAAGTAAATGATCGATCTGACGATGATATCGTTGCTCAGTTATGTTTTATGTTTTTCTCAAAACAAAAACGACCCTTCAACGTGCAGGGTAGTAATCAGCAGATATTTCAGATCGGTCTGATTTTTATGGACAAAAACAAAAACGCTGCGATGGACTACGCATACCTGAGTGTCTCAGATAAGGGCATCGTGACCCCGCTAAAAATATGCAAGCCAAAGCAGTATAAAATAAAAAACAGCCACGGCTACGTCAGAATGCAGTGGGATTGGCCGAAGTACCTGTTGGATATGTCAAGCCATCACAAGATAACACCAGAAGAATTTATTACTGAATTGTTTTGGTTGGCAACGTCAGGCGCAATGATGCAGGAAAACGGCATTACAGTTCGTGTAAGCAAGAAAAAACACTCTGTGTCCTTTTCCATCGACATGCTTCGCACACCATATTTCTTTGCTGACCGCAAGAAAGTGGTTAACGAAAACGGAAACACAAAGAAAATATTTCACATTGTGCGCGGCCACAAACGCAAAAACGGCACATTTATCAAGACGCACTTTCGTGGGCTGCGTGAATTTATCTGGAACGATTATCAGGTTAAAGTTGGCTTGGCTGGTTTGCATAGAAACTCTTTGTTTGAGTTTACTGGGGCAATGCATGAGATGACTGATGACGAAACACCAGATAAATTTATCAGCATTGAAGATACAGTTAACGTGATGGAGAAGGAACTGTCGAGATGAACCTTGAGAGATACAACCCATCGCCCACGGTCAAGGCCATTTACGAACACTACGAGGCCAGCCGCGAGAACGGCCACAGGCCGCATCTGGGGGGGAGCCAGATAGGCAACCCGTGTTCTAGGGCATTGTGGTATCAGTTTCGCCATGCAAGCTCACAGAGCTTTGAGGGGCGTATGCTGCGCCTGTTTGAAACGGGTGACCGCGAGGAGGAGCGGATCGTGGCAAACTTGAGGGCGATTGGTGTCGAGGTGTGGGAGGTCGATCCAGAAACGGGCCGACAGATTAATTACACGGCCTGTGGAGGTCACTTTGCTCTGTCGTTAGACGGCATTGGCATTGGGTTTCCAGAAAGCAAAGAGCCACATACGCTGGAATTTAAAACGATGAACGACAAGAGCTTTTCTCAGACCAAGATGAAGGGCGTCAGGATCAGCAAGCCGGTCTACTGGGCGCAGTGTCAGGTGGGAATGCATTTGGCTGACATTGATCGCTGCTATTTCTTTGCCGTGAACAAAAACACAGATGAAATTTACTCTGAGCGGATCAAGCGGGATCGGGCAGAGGGTGAGATGCTGATCAGTAAGGCCAGCAATATCATTTTTGATGAAAAGCCACCGTCTAAGATCAGCCACGATCCGTCAAAGTTTGCCTGTCGGTTTTGCTCTTACATTCCGATTTGCCACGCCGGTGAATTGCCAGAAGTTAATGATCGGACAGACGCCCACAGCACCCCAGAGCGGGACGGCACTTGGAGCCGCAAAGAGGGCGCGGGGGGCCACCTGTTTAATCCTTTCATGGTTCCTGACGATTGGGAGATCATAGACGCTGGCGATGATTTCGTGGAGTATCAGACGCCGAAGGGCGTGATCCGCAATCAGGACAACAGCGAAGAATTGAGGGAAAGGTTTTCGTGATGGAAAACTGGTGGGAAGATCAAGCTGGAGAAAAACAATGACCGAGGATGAATTTTTTAAAATGTTAAACAAAAGCCGTTTGGGGAAAAAGTGGTTAAGATGGCACAATTTAAACCCTGAGTTTTACAGGTTGTTTGAACGATACACTCTTCAAGCCATTTACAGGGGGCATTTAAGACTAAGCGGGTGGCTAATTGCTAACAGAGTACGATGGGAAAGCTCTATCGTGACAAAAGGGGATGATTACAAAATATCTAACGACTTCATTGCCCTGTTTACACGCCTGTTTATGATAAACAATCCGCAATACATTGGGTTTTTTGAAACGAAACAAATGAAAAGATTAGCCCACGAACCCGCGCTGTTTCGCACAGCGGCCTTGGGTGATTTGTTTGATGAAGAAAAGTCAACGTGAAGGAGTTCTGTCCCATGACCTTTGAATTACGCGATTATCAGAGAGAAGCCGTCGATGGCTTGTACAATTATTGGGCAGGCAAGTCGGGCGATAATCCATTGATCGTGGCCCCAACGGGGTCGGGCAAGACGGCCATCATCGCGCAGATCGTAAGGGACGCCATGTCATTTTCTGGCACACGGGTAATGATTGTGACCCACGTCAAAGAGCTTTTGGATCAGGGATCGAAGGGGCTGCTGGAATTGTACCCAGAGGCTGATTACGGCGTTTATAGTGCAGGGCTGAAACAGAAGGTGTTGGACAGGCCGATCACCTTTGCTGGCATTCAGAGCGTCTGGGAACGCGCCTATGACATCATTCCTGCTCCAGACCTGATCTTGATCGATGAGGCGCACATGCTGCCCAAAAACACTGAGACGCGATACAACAGGTTTATTGCCGATCTGAAAGTGTGCAACCCCGCGATTAAAGTGGTGGGTCTGACAGCGACACCCTATCGATTGGACAGTGGCTATCTCCACAAAGGTGCGGGTGCTTTGTTCGACGGTATCGCTTATGACATTCCAATCGATATGCTGATGGAGCAGGGCTACCTGTCGCCTGTCATTAGCAAAGGCGGTCTGAACCAGATCGATTTGACCAACGTAAAAAAGCGGGGCGGTGAGTTTATTGAGAGCGACCTCGCAACGGCTGCGTCCGATCCCGAACTGGTGAGAAAAACGGTTGCTGAGATTGTGGAACTAAGCGCGGATCGCAAAAGCTGGCTGGTGTTTAGCTCTGGCGTAAATCATGCGTATATGCTGAAGGATGAATTTGAGGCGCACGACATTGATGTCGGTGTGGTGACAGGCTCAGACAGCAGCGCCGTGCGCGAGAAAACCATTGCCGATTTTAAGAACGGTGAACTTAAATGCCTGATTAATGTTAACGTGCTGACCACTGGATTTGATCACCCTGCTGTGGACGTTGTTTGTTTGTGCAGAGCAACCGCAAGTTGTGGACTCTATATCCAAATGGTTGGGAGGGGTACGAGGGTGGCCGAAGGCAAGACTGATTGTCTGGTCTGTGATTTCGGAGCCAATGTTGAGCGTCACGGCTTCATAGATAGGGTAAAACCCAAAGATAAATCCGCAGGGGTGACTGAAGGTAAAGCACCTGTGAAACAATGCAAGTCTTGCCAGACGATGTGTTTTGCGGCGGCACTCCAATGCCACGTCTGCG